ATACAAAGTTGTGAAGTGGTCATTTTTTGTTAATTTGTTATTTTGTCCATTTTTTTCAATCATTGTTGGTATTTTCAAACAACGAGTAGGTCGCTGTGCTTGTTGTTTGAAAATCATATTTATATTATTTTTATCTTTCTTAATAATAAAATGAAAAGAACAAAAAGATTTTTCGTGGAAGAGCTCCATAAAAATGATAATACACTATCAAAGACAAAATTGTTCAAAATGAAGTTAGAAGAGTTAGAGAACATGTTTAACAGTCTTAAACTCACTCCTTCTAATTCAGAAAATTACTGCCGAGCAGAATTTGATGACATATCAGACGATGAGAAACCAGAGCCAGAGCAACAGGATGTAGAGCAACCAGTAGCCGAGCCAAAAGTTTCCACGCCAGAACTAGAGCCAATAGTTTCCAAGCCAGAACCAGAGCCAAAAGCAAAATTTAACAGAAAAGAGCTTAAGAAGCTCTTCCTCGATCCTTTTAACAGGGATGTTAAAGAGCTTATAAAGGATTTGGATGATGGAAATATAAATGAAGAATTAGCTATTAACGAGTTTAACATCCTTTACGAAGAATATCTACAATCTGTGGAAGAATACACTGCAGATATGGATATGACACAGAGAGATATCCAATATATTGATAACTTCTTTGCTCTCCAAGAGAAGAGGTTGTAATGTATATAAATTTTCTAAAATTTTATATATTGATAATATATAAAATATGCCTGATAAAAAAGTTAATTATTATTTTGAAGCCTTGAAAAAATGGAATGCAGAATCTGGGAATAAATTTTGTATACCCAAGAAATATACAAAAGAATACGACGAGATAATGAAAATCAAAAAAGAGATGCAAGAAAAAGATAAAAAGAAAGAATAGAATATTAATATAGAAATTGAATTTTATTAATCTAATTATGAAAATATAGAGATAAAAGTCATATTTAGCTTTAATTCAAGTACAAATAAATTTATTTATGGTATTCTATAGTATAATAGTGCTTTTTCATATCTATATTAGTTATATTCATACTTCATATTAATTATTTTCTATGTTGCTAAGATGCTTTTTTGATTTTTTATGTCTTGTTAAACTATCCTTCCTCATAGAAACTTTGCATATTTCGCATTCTACTTTCTCTTTCAGACGTTCTTTATTCTTTTCATAATATCTTATTCCTTGTTGTAAAATTCTTTCTTTATTCTTTTCTTTATATTCTTTGGTTCGTTGTAAAATTCTTTCTTTATTCTTTTCGTAGTGTTTTTTATTTTTTTCTGAAATCTTCTCTATGTTCGCTTTACGATATTCTTTCATTCGTTGTTTTTCTACGACAGGAATACTAAAACAAGACTGTTTATTCACACAGTTTTTTGTCTTGTTAATCCAAAGTTGCTCGTAGGCTTGTAAATGCCTGTGATCTGTCATATTTGCTCTGTAACAACTGTACTTCTTTATTTTCAATATCTTAAAATTTTCAATACCGTACTTTTCAAAATATGGATAAATTGTTATGGGTTGTTTATCTTTACCTTCTAAATATCTTTTGAAACAACCCTTATGTATTTGCCATCTTTGCCTCAATGAATTAAACGTACTCCCGATATACACTATATCACTATCCAGAGTACAGATTATTTTATAGACAGTTCCAGTAGAGTGTAACATTTGTTATATTATATATTCATTCTTTTAAATATATAATCAATTTTAAATATTGATCTTGTTCGGGTTAAAAAGATCAGGATGTGTTGCTTTTACCTCCGCTAAATGAAAAATTCCAAGGTACCATAAAACCTCAGCTTTATATGGGTCGGGCTTCTTTTTGTAGTATTTAATTAGATTGTCAATATCTTCTTTAAAGTCCGGGTTATTAACGAAAAGATGCTGCCATTCTTTCTCTCCACAGTAATATTTCAAATTTTTTAATTCATTTGTTAGTTCGATAAATTCTTTTTGAGTTACCATTTTCTTTATTCTAAACAAGATTTATTAAATATGTTTCAAATACTTTTTTTCTTAATTGAACAATATGTTCGTTCTTTCTCGAGATTGTAGATATTTTTCTCTTGTATCTCCGCATTAGCTTTTCAAATTCGTCTGCACCTTCTTCCGATTTAGTGTAAATAAGAAATTCAGTACCTGTTTTACCATCAGCATACTCTAAGAACTCATTAAACCACGATTGAACCTTCTCCTCTATAACACTCTTTAAACCTAATGTATCCTTATTTGGAGCTCTTTGTCTCTTAGGTTTCATTTCTGTTTTTCTCTTAACACGTTTTTCTTGTAGAATACGTGCTTTCTCATTCTCAAGTTCGTTTAGTTTAGCTTGTTCTTCTTCATGTTTCTTTTGAATTAATTCTTTATGTTCTTCCAAAGTCAAACCCAATTTCTTTTCTTGGAGAGCATGAATTCGTTGTCTTTTATCTTCAGAGATTTTTCTAAATCTGTTTTCTCTCTCCTTACGCTCTTTCAATCTCTCTTGTTTCTCTTGTTCTAAATCGTTATTGATTTTTTCTTGTAATAAATCATTTTGCTTCTTACGTTCTTCTAGAGCAATTCTGTAAAGTTCAAGATTTTTAAGACGATTAACCTCTCTTTGTTGTTCTCTACTGAGTGACATTGTTATTTTATTATATAGTATAATAAAATTTATATAATTTGTTTGTATATTTACCTGCACATAAAGTTATAGATGATTTGCTGAGCATTTCGTATATGTTTTGGAGTGCGTGAGTGACGTTTGAAATGTGAATTTGTTATATTGTTTTTACAAATTATACATAATTTAGGTTCTTTCTTTTTTGATCTTATTTTTTCTTTATTTTCTTCTCTGTATTGTTTACCAGACAATTTCTTTATACGAAAAGGAACTACTTTGTTAACACATTTTGTTTTGTTAATCCACAAGGTCTCATATACATTTAAATGTCTCCTATCAGAACGATTTTCTCTATAACATTTATATTCCTTAATTTTGATAATCTTAAAGTTTTCAATGCCGTATTTTTCAAAATATGGATAAATCATAGAATGATTTTCTGCTTTCAAATATCTTCCATAATTACTTCTATGATGTTGCCATCTATTTCGTAATGAATTAAATGTGCTTCCAATATAGACTATATCAGAGTCTAAACGACATATTATCTTATAGACAGTTCCAGTAGAGTAAGACATTTGTTTTAATTATATATTTTGTAGATTTTTTGTTTTTAGATATATAATTCAATTTTATTTTTGTATATTTAGCGTCTCATACGACGGCGGCCTTGTCCTCCGACTAATTTTCCGCCAACAGTACTCCCACCGAGTAGTCCAGAAGCTTTTGCGCCCTCATATGCCAATACGGCTTCAGGTGCAATTGTGAGCCCAGCTGCTTCCCCAAGTTTCTTAGCTAGCCCAGAGTGTTTGCGAATTGCTTTATGACCCTTCTTCACGATGCTCTTAGCAGATGACCAGAAAGAGCCTCCTTCTAGATCAGTATGATCTTCCTTCTCCATCGTCTCCGAAGCTTGCATAACCTTCTGAGGACTAACCCCGCCTAAACTACTTCTAGCCACATTAGGCCCTACAGTGAATACCCCTTCATTGACAGCCACAAGATAGAAAGTTCCTACAAAAGCAGTAGCATCAAGGTTCTTAAACGTAACTTGACATTGAATAGTAAATTGCCCATTTACACCTGGTGACATACCATCGGGCAGACCAATGTCCTTTCCAAGCTCTAAGGCTAATACACTGCCTCTATATTTGGTCCACGCCGGATAAGAAAGATTACAACCATTTCTACAGCTCATTTCAAACAAGTCTTGCTTAGTAGCTCCGCTGAGGAGACCGGCTTCGTTGTTCCATTGAATAGAGACGTTCTCAATACCTAGGAATGAATCAGAAGTCTCGTAAGTAGAAGTAGCCTCATTACGGCGAGCAAAGAGATATACGAATCGAGGGATTTGAGATAAACGAATAGTATCACTGAATACAGTGGAAGTGTTTCCTGAAGGAATTGAAGACAACTCACGAACGTATTCATTGCAAGATTGGTAAGGAAGTACCTGGAGACTGGGAATAGGTTGAGTCATATCCGGAGTCAAATATGTAATAAGAAGCTCAGGAGCTTGGTAAAATGTACCAACTGATGAACCTAAAGGTATAGCACCAGTGTCGTGGTGACAGAATACACGAGCTGAATTAGTATTGTATCGTAGAGTGAGATTCAACTGATTAACATTCACCATACCTTCAACTTGAGAACCCATACCATTATACAAAGGACTGACCCAAATAGGCTCAGTAATGACAGCCCGCACAGTCTTATTAACAACCGTCACTTCTACTTCAAAACCGCCGCGGCTGGGTTCAGTGCTGTTCTCTCCAAAATCTGCGAGCGGATTACGAGCACTTCCATAGGTTAGGTAATCTCCGTAATCTTGGTAAGAATCAGGTTGTGCAGGTGCTGTAGACCAAGATTTACGGCGTTGCTCAGGAGTATTACCATAGGTTAACATAGCATGAAGTTTAGACTGAATATTTTCGGATACTTGCTCACCATTAATAGATAAAGTAGCAACGTCACAGATAGACGAAACAGGAAATTGGCGAAAGCCAGAATTGATACCTAGATCGATATTTGCATTGGTGGCATTAAATTCAAGATAATGGCGAACACGAATAAAACGATCAACAATAGTTTGGTTGCTCGGAGGACTCACAGACCAAGAAGACTGCGTAGGGGATACTCCAGTCTGATAACTGTCAGCCGTCTGAACGTAATGTGTAGCGCGTTGCGCGCCCTTATGGACAATATGATTTTTTTCGACATCATCCCTCACATCAACGCGAGGGTCAAGTACTACTACAGGTGATAAACTCATTTTATATTTACCTATAGAAAATATAAAATTTTTAAAAATTTATTTTATAGTTATTTTTAGAAGAAAGTTATATTATTTATTGAGACTTAACACGAACGGATTTAACTCGCTTGGTTGAAGGTAGATTCTTGTCTTTAGTCTTACGAGGAGCCCTCTTTAGCTTTGGAACTTCTACAGGTGAGTTAGGAGGAGTAGTAGCTGACTCGGGAGTTGGCTCAGGAGTTGGTTTAGGCTCTGACTCTGACTCGGGAGTTGGCTCTGGTTCTGGCTCTGGCTCTGGGACTGGAATTTCTTGGAAGTCGAGCTTGACAGCCTTCTCACTGTCAGAACCAGTATCAGAGTCGGTGTTCTTATTTTCCTTCTTCTGTTTCTTTGCTTCTCTCACGATATCCCTGCAGCTCTTGCAAGTTTTGAGAGTTTTACCATTCTTTTCAAATAAATCAATAGCTACATCTTTTTTACATAAACGACAATTTTTTTTTTCCATTTTCTTTATTAAAATAAAGAAAAAAAATATTCTTTTTTTTTTGTTTTGAAAAAAATTCATGCAAGTTCTTTAACTTGTAATTAAATTTTTATTATAATCAATTATAATAAAATGCGAATAGAGCAACTTGTAAAAGATGCAGAGGATATATATTTATCTGGAGATGATGTGCTAAGGTTAACAGATTACAAATGCAGAATTATAAGATATTCTGATCTTATGTTCATAAATTCAATAGATGAGGTTCTAGACCAAGATGGAAGTGTTATTATACTATATCAGAAGAGCCAGAACTCAGGTCATTTTTGCTTATTAACTAACAGATACAAAGAAGGATCATTATACTTCTTCGATCCGTACGGCTATTACATTGATGAAGAAGTTGCTCTTTCAGATTTCCAAATTCGGAATATGGGAGGAGAAATAGTTCCACATTTAAGTCATTTAATAGAGAATAGTAATTACGATTTGATTGTAAATAAGATTCAGTATCAACAATTTAAAGAACACGTTTCAACTTGTGGGCGTCATTGCTGTGTTAGGTTGAACTACATTCATTTATCAGATGATGAATACAATACGTTTATCAACAAGAATTCACATTACAATCCAGATTTTTGGGTGAGTGTGATGACTGTAGATTTTCATCAATATCTAAATTAGAATTAAAAATAGTTCTTAAAATAAATAAATGACTGATAGTTTTTTACAAGTAAAAGAAGAGAGTGATAACCAAAATTATATATATTATAATCTGCGAATATCTAATCCTATAGAGAGCAATGAAGTAATACCTACTGTATATTCTTCAACAAGAGTAGAGCAGATATTAGATAAATGTAATGACTATAAATTAAGCGTAATTAGATTTCAGTTACCTGCGAATTTCCCATTGTTTATATATCCAGAAGATCCAAATCTTTTTCAAGTTAAATTAACAAATGCTGGAGATACAGTAATAAAAAACTTAGTCTATACACAAAAATATGAAACGTATATAGAAAGAGGCATATACTATATAAACCACTTCATCGAGATAATTAATAAAGCATTAGAAGATGCACATGCTGATATGTTAGTTCTAAACCCAGGAATTACTTATGATGCTCCATTCTTTGTATATGACCCTAATGTTGCGACTAAAATATATCTTGTAGCACCTGTAGAATATCTAGATGGAAATTTGAATAACATCACTTTATCTCTATCTTCGAAATTATTTAATTTTGGCTTTCAAGAATTTCCAGTAGCAGACGGAAATTTAATACTCCATAATGATTTTATCCAACTTTCTATTTTTGATAATAAGATAGATAACAAAATTACAATTTCTGGAAAAGATTATTACAAAATTTATTCTGAAGTAGATACAACGCCATTATTTAATAAATTTTCTGATATTGTTATTTTATCTGATAGTATCCCGATTAATCCAGAAAATATTTCTAGCCAGTTAAATGAGACACAAAGAATATTAAGTGACTTCGTTCCTATAGCAGAGCAAGGTTTGATTGGATCCGTGTACCAATATTTTCCAAGTGTTTATAGATATACAAATTTAGTTTCTAATGAGCCTCTGAGGAAGATTGATATTAAGATCTTCATATTGTATCAAACAGGTCAGGTGTATCAGCATCGGCTTTTACCAAATGAGTACTTCACTTGTAAGCTATTTTTCTCAAGAATTGAGAAAATAAACTAACTTGCATATTATAAAATGCTATGAAATTTTTTAGATATTTTAAGGTCCAAAGGATATCTCCATATTTAACACCTTTCAGAATTTTGAAATATGTAATTTTTCACTTTACTATAGTTATAACTAAAATAATCATTGTGATTAATTTTATCTTCTAAAGAAAAGATAAAATTAATATCTTCTTTAACTTATAATTAAATCAAAAATACGCCCTTCTCATAGATTACATAATTAGGATGTGAACGATACAGGGCAACCCACCTTGAATTGAGGTTCAATAATCTTCTAATAGTATCGTCATCATATAGACAATGATGCTTTAAAAATTTGTAATTGTGATTATTAGAGCCCACTTTTGGAAAGAATACGACAGAAGTTGCTTCATTAAGTAGCTTCCTTGTTGCTTGATAATTCTGTAATACATGAGATACAGCTACAACAGTCGTGTTATAATGCCGACCACACTCCAATATATCGTCACGTAAATGCTGGATGAATTTTCTCACCATCCCGTTGCTTATTGTATCTGTGTCATCGAATAGAACAATTGAATCGTAGAAGTCATCGCTTCTAACTTCAGACAAGGCTTCTTCGTCGTCCAAATCAATTCTTATTGGTTTTAGCTTATCTAGCACATCGTCCTCATCTACGTTAGAAAATAAGAAGAACTCGTTTTTTCTTTTTTGTTTCAAATATTCTCGAA